CTGGGCCGCTTTAATTAGCCGCCCTTGTGCCTAGTCTTACACGCTTTAAGTAGCCTGTAGACCTGACACAGCCATCGTCCTTTGAGACACCCCAGCTGGGGCAGAATGGCATCGCTCTGAGATGTATTTCTCCGAGCAACACGACGGGTTTAATGCCCTCCCATTAGGGAGGCGCAGCCAATTAGACCCCAACGTTTACAATGGGCCCGACAATCGGACCCAAATTGAAGAGCAGCAAGGCGAACTGCTAGCTCAGAGGATCCAGAACATCATTGAGATCCCGATTGACATTGAGCAAACAGAGCTAGATGAAATCAACAGGCTCATCTCACCGCTTATCGTCAAACCTTCAGAGAAAGCAATTGAAAATCATGCTTTCTCAACACACCCCCGCAATTTCGTTTACACTTTCCTGTGTGAATACTACTTGCGCAAACACTCCACCGAGGAGATTGGCCCCAACATGTTCAAATGTCAGAGTGGAAGTCACCTCGCGTGTATGAAGATGGACGCAAGAGAAGCCGACCGGGTTTCTAAGGCAATGTTTGCCAGAGACGATTTTGACGCTCGTTACAACAGCTACCTCCGAGGCGGTTGTTGTGTCGACGGTGCTGAAAAGTGCACCAAAAATAGCAGTGCACTCGTGTGCAGCAACGTCCTTTACCACCTGGACATGAAACACCTTTTCAAGCTGTTCAAACAAAAATCTGTGAACAGCCTACTCGCATCTATGGTGTTCCCTAAAGGCCTCAATGAGCGAAGGAGCACGTACGATCCAGAACACAAGACGTGCTTCCAGATGCTCGGCGAGGGCGGAAAGAATGCCTTGATGACATTCCACCAGGACCCATCTAATGGGTACCTGCAGGACGTTGATACCTGGCAGGAGTACATGAAGGGAGGGATCAAAGATGGCCGCAAGTACGGCCAACGCTTTAACCTATTCTTTGAACACTTCAAAGTGATAGGCAATATGCACTTGATCCGCATCACAAAGACACATCTCGGAGCTTCCACATGGCATACGCAGCTCGGTGACCCCTCGATGGTGACGATCGTTGATTGGACTGATTTGATCGCAGAATTCGGGAGGAAACTCGGCTCGCGCTTTGGGAGAAGCTCCATGCTCACCATCAGAGGCATCGCACGACAGTTCGCCAAGTTGCCTCGCTTCCAAATCCCTGTTGAGATTTATTCACAGGTCTGTGCTTTCCTTTTCAATAGGCCAGACGACAGGGTTGACAGGCAAGCTTCCGGAGCAATCATTGGCAGCAAAATGTACCAGATGATCATAAATTCGATCGTGATCCAGAGAGGTTACACTGCAGGAGCCGGTGACTACGCACGCATCGCGACTCTGCTCCTTCTCAAAGCCTGGATGGGCCGCACCAATTCTAGCAAGGTCATAGCCCACTTCGCTGCCAACGTCATGAAGATAAATCCACTTGGGATTCTTGACTCTCTCAAGGAACTCTTCTACCAGTGGGGTATCAGTCGGGACCATCTGTTCGCTGAAGAACAACGCATCAAGCGTTTCGCTGAACTTGTCATGGGAACCAACATTGAGCAGGTTTTCCTTTGTGATCTGCTACTCAATGACGAGAAACAGCCCCTAGAGATATACGAGGCCTATGCCAAAAAATTTAACTGCCAGGAGTTCACCTTCCCGGATGCGCGCGAATTCGTTTATGACCCTCTTTCCGACGGTTTCTGTTACACGATGTGTGTCAGGAAGGCTGGTGGAGAAACCTGCATAGGTCCCAATCCCACCGAAGTGCAGATCGAGGAGGATATAACGCGCAGAGGCTACGAGTCCATCAACCTCGAAATCAGCGAAGGCCATTGCAAACTGGTCACCATGACGAACGAATTCTGTAGTCATGGCGTCAGCAAGAGCCTTATGCGCGACGATGCCCTTGGCGTTCAGTATGACATCACTGACATCTGTGACAATCACTGGATAGCCAACCATGGTAGTGACAATTACAACAAGACCAAGGCAGCCTTTGAGATCATGGGTAAACCTTCCAAGAAAGACAAAATTCTCAATGGAGCGGCAATGCCCTGTAATGACGAGCTGTACTGGCAAGAGACCAAACGTGGCAAAGTACTCCACTGGGCAGACACTCGTTACAACGACAATCGAGTTCTACCAATCTATGAGAAGAACCACACTATCGTCTTTGATAGGAACGTGTTCTGTGATCACTGCCTCAGTGATTCCGCACCCTGGAATACCTTAACCAAAGTCTTCTTTGACTTGGGGAGCGGACTAGACAAACGCTTTCACTCTTTCTTTTATGCGAAAGCGATGCAAAACCTGAGGAAGTGGCAGCCTGATGCACAGATTGTCGTTAAAGTCCAGGACCTTAAGAACATCCTCGGGACTGGCAAAAACCGTAAGTTCCTGATAGAGATGGCTCACTGGACGCCTCTGCACATCCCTGAACTGCAGGCAAATGAGTACTACATGTGCTACAACACCAATGCAGAAGCGTCCATCGTTCTGCCTGTGCTGCCTGTCGACACAGACGGCGAGATTCCCCCCCCACCGTGCGTCGGAGATGAGGACGCTGAGGGGTGTTGTGGTGAGCCCACAATCGCAGAGATCGTTCATGAAGCTGTCGTCGATCAGAATGGAGCTACTGCGCCGACCGCACCTGCCGATGAGGCAGCTGCGAACCCTGCTAACACCGCAGGTTGGCATTTGTTTGCCTATTACAATCAGCCTGTCCCTGCACCACCCCAAGCATTCTTGCAAGCGCCGGTCGCAGTGCCCACTCCCGCTCAGGCCCCCGCCCAGGCCGAATTGCAACCACCTGTGGCCGCCACCGCTCCTCCATTACCGACCATTGAAGAAGAAGACGAGGATGTGGCTGAAGAGCAAGGTCAGGACAGCGACAAGAACGACGACGAGGCCGCCGCCGAAGCCGACACTGACAGCTCTGACGATGAGCCGGTCGTTGCGCGTCGCAAACGAGGACAACCTACCGCAGTGGTGAAGCTGAAGAAGTGTGGTAGCGGCTCCGTCGCTATCGTCGGCATCAGTGATATCTCTGTCGACAAGTCCGTGTACGGTGCTAGCCACAACGACGTTAGTCCGTATGGTAGTGGCACCGCCGGAGCTGTCGACCGCATGTTGACAGTACCCGAAGAGAGAGCCGCCTACGAAGCCGTGTACAGGTCAGCGCCGAAAGGCTTTTTCAAGAATTCCTTCGGTGCGTGGGCTTGGAAAAGCTCCCCAACTGATAAGGACCTACTAGCCACTGCAATCGAGCAGATCCCTGACGGCGCCACAATCCCGGCTGTTGGTACTGGTCAGTGGGATTGGCGTGTTGGCAACATTTATGCTATAATCCACCATGCCGCCAACGCTGCCTCCTACGGCAAGAACATAGCCATTTACACCAAAGAGGATCAAGTCGAAGCGCTTTATGCGCAAATCCCCAATAAAGAGGGCGCGTGGTGCGACGGTTCTGATTTCTCTTGTGACGAGACTGACAAGATGGAGATCCCGGTCGCGCCCGAGACTCGCCATTTCGCGCGAGATGTCACACCTACTAAGATCATCAACGGAGATTGGCGGGAAGGGGAGTACGAACCGCCTTTCGGTAACGGGCTGTGGGACACCCCCTTGGTGCGTTCTAAACCCAGCCCAGCCGAGTTCATCAGGTCGAAGTATCACCCCGAGGGTGAACACAAACCACCAGCACCGGTTTGTTTTAATCGCTCCGACCTCGCTCGGCTCATTCTTGATGTTGGCATAACAAAGCTCAAGGAACATGTCGAGAGAGGCATGTTGCAGTATGACGACCTTGAACCTTCCAAGTATAGTGACATTCCGTACGATGGCAGGATAGTTACCATCCAGAACAACCGCATCTACGGCCCCCTGTACGCCGAGAAACCCATGCTCCCTCACAACGCCCATGCTGACCTGGGGGTTTACAAGAAGCACATGAAACAGCTGAGTCAGGAGCTTAAGCATGAACGCCAAGCTAAATTTAAAGAGCTCCACAGGGATATCGGTGAGATAATAGAGAAAGGCGTGGCCAAGACGCAGTTCGACTTCGAACTCATTGAAGGTACCTACTGCAGCGGCAAGAGTTACTGGCTTAAGAAACTAATCCGTGAACGACACGGTGAGGGTGCTGGGAAGGTGATCCGTGATTACTTGATTGTTTGCCCTAGCAGTGCTCTCGCTCGTGAGTACAAGGAAGAGAAGTTTACAGCCATGTCCTGGAGCACCGCCATCAGTGCCGTTTACAACCTCGAGCAGCCTGTCTCAATCTACATCGACGAGATCTTCCTGCTTGACCCAAGAGTTGTGCTGTGGTTCATGGACGTAGCTAAAAATGTCGTCGCAGTCGGTGACAGGCGGCAAATGCGGCCTGACATTGCATGCCTTAAAAATTTCGACCTCGCCAACCACATAACCGTCGTTGAAAGACACAACATCGCGCGCTCAACACCTTGCGATGTCGTCGCCATGCTCAATGCTGAAGAACCCGAGAAGACCTATACCCGCAGTAAAGTCGTCAACTCCGTTGTCATGCGCAAGTTTGATCCTGCGTACAAGGGCTGTCAACCTGACTGCAAGAAGAAACATGATCATGTTGAACTGTTTTGCTTCGACAACGCACACACAGCCCGATTCTGCAGCAGGACCATTGCCAGCATTCAGGGTTTGAGGCGTAAGGAAGTCAACATCGTCGCCACTGCAAATTCGAAAGCACTGATTAATGACGTGCGCGGCCAGAAACTTGTAGCGCTAACCAGGCACACAGAGAAGCTCGTCGTTCATCACTCGCAGGGGACGCAGGGCATCGCTAAACTCCTCTGCCCGAAAAAGTTGGGGTTGACCGTTGGCGCGCGAGACCGCTTTGAATCACCATACGGCGAGTGCGAATTCCAGCAAGTGCACCATGTGCCGTCCGAGCGCAACGACTCCAAGAAGCAGCACGACCTCTTCAAAATCCACCATATCAGTGAACCCATAGCTGTTGAACCCGAGAGGCCTGACATCGAATGTCTTGAAGTTACAGCTGAGGAGAGGCATCTTGATGAGGAACCACACGTTGACATTGAGCGTCTCGAGCTCGAAGACGAAAATCTCGTTGTCGAAGTTGATGACGTCGCCCCGAAGTGCAAGCTCTCACGCCAAGCTCTGATAGAGCAGGCTGCTTCTGTGGGTGGTGAAGTTGCAGCCGCTGCGCCGCTCAATTACGCCGTGAACCTTGCGAGGTCCTCCACGTTGTTACCCTTTAGCGCACCAGTGACTAAACATGAGCACACAGTCGCCGGTATGCAGGAGACCGATGAGCATTACATGGGCGATGCTGTCGAACCGATATGCGGAGAGGGCGACCCCACTGCTGCCACACAGGTTCTGGCGCCAGTGTGGAAGAACCAATCTCGACTCGCTGATCAACGCCGCTTTATCTCTGTCGACAAGCACCGCGCGACCAAACACACCATGCGTATCAAGAACCAGGCGCATCTGGTATCTGACGAGGGCGAGACCAGCTTTGTGCAGTATGCTAAGGTTTTTGGGGTAAATCAGGAAAACAACCCCAATCATCAACTTGCCACTGCCGTTGAACGATATGGCAAAGTGAAAACCGCCTCGCTCTCGCGCAAAGCTAGGGAGGAAAAGCTCTTCAAGCTCAAGAAAGGTTTCGAAAAGTTTGTCGACGTCAAGAAGCTGCGCGCCCCGACTCCAGAAGAGTTCAGCATTGTTCAGACCCAAGCTGTTCTTCGTGCCGCTGCCAAGAGAAATCAGATGCCCACTGGTGTCTACGGCGAGACCTGGAAGACCATCTCCGAGATCAAGTGCTTTAATAAGCAGCAGTTGAAGGCCAAAGGCGGCGATTACGCACACGTCGCTATCAAGGAGGAGAATGGAGAGCTGTTCGTAAAAGGCGGACAGATGGTGTCCGCTCAGCCCAAGGAAGTCAATCAGGTAGCCGCTGCCCACGTCAATTGGACTGAGAGAATCATCTTCGGCGCCATGAATGACGGTGTCTACCCTGGGTATGGCGCATCACCGCGCAAGTTGAGGAAGAAGATTAGGGCCCGTAAGATAATGGGGAAGAACGTTGTCATGTCAACCGACGTGAGCGAGCAAGACACCACGAAGGATGAGGCCGTTGATGATTTCATGCGATGGTTGTACGAGATGTGCGGTGTGCCTGGCCACATTGTTGACGCCATAGAAATCCCGAATAAGAAGTGGCGCATGAAAAATGCTACCGTGAGCATGAACGTCGTGAACCAAATGCAATCTGGCCGTGCTGACACACTGCTTTTCAACACCTGCTACACGATGGCTCTTGTTGGCATGTCTTATGAGATCACTCACCTCAAACTAGCCCTGTTCCAAGGTGATGACTGCTGCGTCATTGCCGAATCCATAGAGAGGACGAGTGATTTCTTTAAGAACTTGAAGGAAGAACGCGGCGACGTTGGCGAGTTCATTTCATTCTTAGTAGCCGATAACAGCTTGTACCTTGACATTGTTAGGGTTGCTGCTAAAGTCCTTTCTAAGACCTGGAAGGACGAATCTCGGTTCGAGGAGCTTCGCGTCGCCGTAAAGGACGGGTTAGGGCTGAACGCAAGTTTCGCCGACCGCCAGAACAACATACTCGTCGCCGCGCACAAACATTCACTCTCCGTTGGTGACGTTACCATCCTGTATGATTATCTCCATGCCTTCGCCACCCCTCGGGACAATGCCCTGCTAAAAGGCATGCGGAGCAAAGCCCAGGCTGTGGTAACTCAGCAGTTGAACACGACGTGGCATTTCCAATAAATAACAACCACAAAATGGAGAAAAGCCTCAATACTGCAGAGGGCATCGTTGCCCCCGTCATGCCCGAAGAGCCAGGGCAGCCCATCAAAGAATCTTCTGAGCCATTGCTCACTGTAGACAACAGTACAGAGCAGAACCACCTCGCTGCTACCTTGCGTTATAATGCGTTGCCAATTGCCGGCAACCACCGAGTGCGCGAACCGCTCCCTCCCATCCTTAAGGATGGTGAGAAGAGCGCGATGCACGAGATCACCAGTTTACTCTTCAAAGACCTAAGCTTTAAACACCAGTTTAGTCTTCATGAAGCGTACCGTGTCGATAATTTAACGCTTGAATACCAATACGCAAACAACATGATAGCACAGCACTCTACTCTGTCTGTTGCCTACATACAAGACCCAGCGCGTAACGTCACCGCACCTGATGCCGATAGAATCGAGTACAGACCATCTACGTACCAATTTAATCGCGTCGGCGATTACATGCGCGTAAATATCCCATGCGTGAGCAACTGGCTCTATACCGACACCACCATTTCTCGCTACAGTAGCCCAGGGCGCTTGTACTTCCTCTTTCCCGGGGAAGGCAATGTCAAACAATTACCTAACATCACTTTGATTTCCGACGTTAGTTTTAAGTGTCCGACTGTCAGATCTTCAGCCACCACCGTTGAAGAATTCCTGCAATTTGACAAAGCCACCTTGACCTTTGACGAAATCAAAGTTGAAGATGAGTCGATGCCTTTCCCAGCCACCGCTGTTTTCAGCGCTTCGACTAAGTATGATTCCTTAGCAGCGACCGACGCCGTAGCCTTCCTTGTCTCCCCTGGAATCTTGATTGTCAACGCGACTTACGACGATGGTGACTCGTACACCTATGAAGTCACCCTTAGCCGTTGTAGGCTTAAGGGCGCTGGGACCAGTACCCTCTTTATGTTTGACGTCTCCGATCTGATGAAAGGTGGTGAAACCACAGCGAGTCTTGTCAGCAGCTCGATTGACACCTCTTTCCGCGTCTTTTACACCGTCGAGGATGTCATGCAATAAATAACCACCTCAAAATGGATTTAACTAAACCTCAAAAGTCCGACGGCACTTCTATTAAAGGAAGTGTAACACTTAGCTCGCCTAACGATGTTGCCACCTACACCTTCAACGTCGTCCAGTCTGTTCGTCTTACCAATGCTTCGAAGGTCGGCGAACCCCTACTTAACATACCTCTTGATGTTAATCTTGATCCCACTTTGCCTAAGATTGCGCAGGCTTATGAGCGATACTCTCTTAAGAATGTTAAACTAATGATTCAGAGTGGTAGCCCGCTTGGGACGTCTAGTGGGTGCGCACAGATCGCACACATTCCTGATCCAGAAAACGCAGCGCTCCCTGCTGGGGGTGGAGAAGCTGCTTGCAAAAAGATAGTCAGACAGGCTGGCTCAACCATCATCAGGCCGCGCGACTCCGATGTTTTCACAGTGCCCCTGCACGGAGAGATGTACACTAAGCTTAGTGGCTCTCGCCGCTGGAGTAGCTTTGGAAACATCGTAGCCGTCGTCCGTTCTACGCCTGAAGCCTCTGACTGGGCCGAATGGTCGATGACTTTAACTGGCAACGTTGAGTTCTATCGCACAGCCGTCATTGACGATTCTAGCACCTTCTTCAATTATGACGTCCTCCTTTCCAACCCCGTGATTGATGGGCACCACATTACATTCGAAAGCTCAGCCGAAATTCCTGGTTGTGATGGCCAGGTGAAATTCCTTGATTCAATGACTGTTGCTGCCAGGGACGGCAACATCACCAAGCCATTCAAATTAATAACGCAGCCTGCAACTTTCGCTGGCAAATCAGTACGAATAACTACTTCTAAAGAAACCGTGAGAGTCTTAACACCCGGACTCAAACTAGCCCGATTGCTCATTAATGAAACCTCATGTTTTTATTAACCCGCGTGTCGAAGCTGGGCCCATCACGCTTGCGAAAGCAGCCATCTTCGCAGCCACTGTCGGCGCCGCTTTGACCACGATAATAGCCATGGACGCCGATGTTTTTGATTTACTACAACCCATGCAGAGCATGCTCTCCAGCATTAACAACGTTATCAAAGACACTGCCTACGGCAACGTCATAACCAATGACACCTATGACGCTGTCGTCGATATCGCCATAGACACTGAGAGTATAAAGCGATCTTCAGCTGACACTGCTACACGCATCTCTGCTGTCGTGACCAACACCCAGAATACGGTCGCTAAACTCACTGCTGTTGAAGCTCTACTGGCGACTATCGAAGCGAACGTCGCGACGATGACCGGCGTACAAGCTTTGATGCACACCCAAAACGCTAATCTCATGGCTATGCTTACTACTAAGTTAGACGCCATCTTGAGAGCTATAGAAGCCGTTAATGCGCCCGGCTCTTTCCTGAAGCGCATGAATGCCGCGGCAAACGGCTTGAGTGCGACGTCTCTCGTTTCCCTCGATTTTACTGGGGATGTTTGTGAATACGACCCCCTAGGCTTCGGCCCGATTGAGTGCGAGGGAACAGAAATACTGAAGACCGATATGCAGGGCATAAAATTCACCTTCGTTTGATTTAGAATAAATAATCACTTAATAAAATTAGATTCTAAATCAATTGAAAGCATTCAACATGGAGCAGTACAGGATCTTCGATGATGATTTCCATCCTTGCATCTCTCCGCAGCGTTTTCCTGACGCTTTGCTGAGGATCTATGCCCATTTTGATGGGATCATTGAGCACCCTGTCCTCGAACAAGAGCTTGATTTCAGGGTTGCTGGTGACCCACCTGTGATCCGGGTCACCACATCTGATTTCAATGGCCGTCCACACTTAACATCGTCGATCTTTGTCGAGTGGACCTATGATGAGATCCTCCACATGATCCGTATGCACTATGAGTTTGGGTATGATATCGATCTCAACGCCATGGTTACCCTTGGTTTTGACCCAATGGATGTCTGGGAGCTAACTAACGCTGAAAGGTTCAACATCGATGTTCCTGACATGCACGAGGATGCTCCACCACCTAATGGTGAATATTACTATGATGCCGATGATGAGGAGATGGAAGTCGACGATGATTACATCACTGAGTCTGAAGATGAGGGCTATGATTCCTATGACCCTTACTTTAACTCTAGCGATGAAGAGTATGACGGCCCCTTGCCTAACATACTCCACGACTAGAAGGAATAAATAACATCCTATCAAAATGGCAGCAAAGACTAGGTTGATCGAAGTGCTCCGTGCACAGGGCGTGACCCCAACGTACTCGTGTAAACTTGCCCTCACCACCAGGGTTGGTGATGAGGAAGTTCCTTTTGTCAATCTACCAGTTTTTGTCTGCGATCTTTATTTTGTCGTCAAAACACCTTTTGGCGACCAAATTCATGAATACAGTGCCCGCGCAACTACCAAACTAGCTGCGCAGAACATCTGCAGTGCTCTCGCACTGGAGAAAGTCGATGATGTCACACGCGAGCGCAAGCCCGTATACCCTTTTCAGGTAGTGAACATGCAGGGCATTCGTTACTACACTCCAGCAGAGCTTCTTCGCTTTGCTGTAGAAAACTCTTTAACAACTTATGGGTTTTGAACACAACTAGCCATATATTTCTTTCTAGCCTCCGAGATCGGAAGA